CGCGACCTATCTCAAGCTGGTGGACGACCTGAAGGCGCGCTTTTCTGAGGACAGCTACCCGGTCCACAGCTTCCCCGAACTGTCGCTGGCCGCATGGCACTACAAGGGGCCCGAAGAGTCTCAGGCTGAGGCCGGCCAAGGAGGCGCGGCGCCCAATGAGGACGAAGAAGATGCGGCTGTCGTCGATCCGGTCCAGACGCCAGCGCCAGCTATGCCATACGATGTTGACGACATCCTGCGCGAGGGCTGTTTTCTGGAGCGCGGGGAGATCGACCGCCTGCTGGAGCGCTTGCGCACGCGCAAGAACCTGATCCTGCAGGGACCGCCGGGAACGGGCAAGACTTGGATGGCCAAGCGCCTCGCATTCGCACTGATGGGGGAACGCGACGAGGCGCGCGTCCGTGCGGTCCAGTTCCACCCAAACCTCTCCTACGAGGATTTCGTGCGCGGATGGCGTCCGAGCGGCGATGGCAAGCTGACCCTTGCCGACGGCGTCTTCATGGAGGCGATCCGCGCGGCGCTGAGCCGACCAGAAGCCCACTTCGTCGTAATCATCGAAGAGATCAACCGCGGAAACCCTGCGCAGATCTTCGGCGAGCTGCTGACCCTGCTTGAGGCGGGCAAACGCACGCCGCGCGAGGCGCTCGAGCTCTGCTATCCCGATGCCGACGGCATCCGCCGCCCGGTTCATGTCCCCGAGAACCTCTTTGTCATCGGCACTATGAACATCGCTGACCGCTCGCTGGCGCTGGTCGACCTCGCGTTCCGCAGGCGCTTCGCCTTCGTCGGACTTGAGCCGAGGCTGGGTGAAGCCTGGCGAGGGTGGGTAACCGAGAAGGGCGGCGTCGATCCCGCCCTCGTCGATGACATCGAGCGGCGTATCGTGGCGCTGAATGCGCAGATCGCCGAGGCGTTCGGCCGTCAGTTCGAGATCGGGCACAGCTATGTCACACCGACGGCAAAACTCGAACCCGGCGCAACGCGCGAGTGGTTCCGTCAGGTCGCTGAAACGGAGATCGGCCCGCTGCTTGACGAATATTGGTTCGACGCGCCCAAATCGGCACGAGAGGCACTCGACCGGCTGTTGCAGGGATGGTGATCGCCGATGCCGGTGTTGCGCCCGAGAGGGCTGCTGCGGGGTTCATCGGCCGCATCCCCGTGCGCAATATCTGGCTCCTAATGCTTTACGCCTCGGACCTATTCCGGAAGGCCGGGCCCACGCGCGTCGACGTCGAGCGCAACCCCGACGAGATCGCCGATCTCGTCGCTGAGTTATTGGCGCAGGCGGTCGAGGAGCGTCAACGCCAACAGCTGAGCCTCGGTTACCGTCCCCGCTGCGCCGACCTATCGCGGGTCCGGGGGCGGATCGACGTGCTGCGCACGGAGCGCCGACAGTTACTCGCGCGCGGAGCTGTGGCGTGCCGCTTCGTCGAGCTCAGCGTCGACACACCGCGCAACCGCTACGTCCGCGGCGCACTTGAGGCCGTGGCGCGGCTGGTAACGCGCCCCGATCTGCGCCATCGCTGTCGACGGCTGGCGGCAGACATGCAGGCGCAAGGTGTAGCTGGGGCCATGCCATCGCGCGCCGAGCTCAGTGCCGACCGGATCGGTCGTCATGACGCCAAGGACAGCGAAATGCTCGCAGCGGCGATGCTTGCGATGGATCTCGTTCTGCCCACAGAGCGAGCTGGCGCGCGCCCCTTGCCGATGCCGGAAAGGGAAGAGCAGTGGGCTCGGCGGCTATTCGAACGCGCCGTCGGCGGCTTCTACAGAACCGTACTGCCACGGGAGCGCTGGCGCGTGCGGACGGGTGGCTTGCTCGACTGGCCGATCGATTGGTGGACCGAAGGGGCACGCGACATAATGCCCGGGATGCAGACTGATGTTGTGCTCGACGATGCCTTGGCTACCCGCCGTATCGTGATCGACACCAAGTTCACCAGCATCGTGACGACGGGCTGGCGCCGCGAAACGACGCTGCGCAGCGGGTACCTCTATCAAATCTATTCGTACATACGTTCACAGGCAGGACGTAGCGACCCGCTGGCCGACAACGCGGAGGGCTTGCTCCTGCACCCGGCCATTGGTGAAATGTTTGATGAAGCCGTCTCGTTGCACGGACATCTCATTCGCTTCGCCACTGTAGATCTGGCGGCCGACAACGGAGCTATCCGTGAGCAACTTCTGAAGCTCACGTTGCAGTTCAAAGAAGAGACTGATCATGGCAAGCACGTCCGAGCTTGATCCCGCATGACGCTGTAGTCGGCGAGCATTTCGGCAATAGCCGACCCCTCCGGCAGCAGATCGAGCTCGTCGGCTGCGCGCGCCTGGAACGCGCGGCTGTACTCGACCACGGCGGGCAGACGGTGGCGATGCTGCGGTCACAAGCGACTGTAGGGTTCTCCTCACCCAACCTTACAGCCCCAGAAGCTCGTATGGTCGGCGGCGAAATACCCATCCGCCACGCGGAACGTGCCCTGCAGCTCGACCGTGTCGCCGGCGCTGAGGGCGACGAGGGTCTGCAGCCAGAGCGCGGTCGCCTCGGAGACATGATCACCGGATATCTCGCCGAACGATCCTCTGATCTCGGTCGTGCCGTTCAGCACCAATCGCCCGCGCATGCGTGCCGTGGTGCTGGAATTGACCTTGTAGAGCAGCGTCGCGCCGAAGAGATAGGTGCCTGCGACCGGCGCGACGAAACTGTTGTTGCCGGCATCGAAGGCGCCCTGGTCATTATAGTCGGTGTTGTTGATGCCGATCTTCGTCCAGGTGTCGACGGCGACATAATTGTCGTAGTTGGTGTAGGCCTTGAAGCGCAGCAACCGCGGCAGGTCGACGATGCCGGTGGCGTTATCGACGATCAACCCGTCGAAGAAGCTCGAACCATCGACCGAGACCGCTAGCCGGAATTTGTCCGAGCCGAACAGGCCGACGAGGGCCTTGGTGACGTAGGCGGTCTGCAACGTCAGACCGAGATCGTTGCCAGCGGCTTCCTTGTTCATGGTGTAGAACAGATCGCCGGTGCCGCCCTCGGCGATGGTTTTCGCCGTCCACAGCGCGGCGTTAAGTTTTGCAGAGAATGGATTGGCGGCATCCGCCGTCGTTCCGAGCCCCAGCAGCGCCAGGTTCTGCAGTGCTGTCGGCGTCGTGCCGATCCACGTCGAACCGTTGTAGGCCAGCAGAACACCTTCGTCCTCGACCCACGCCCGCCAGCCGGCGCGCGGTGGCAAGCGCAGCCAGGCGCCGTCGACCCAGAGCGCAATGTTCAGATCCCAACCCGTCCAAACACCGCTGGCGCCCGAGGCTACGATGTAGCGGTCGCCCTCGGTGAGGCTCGCCGGTGGCGCAGTCAGATCTCGATCCTTCACGGACAACTGCACGATGCCGTCGAGCAGGCGCAGCGCCTCGTTGTGGGTGACATGCTTCTGGGCCTGTGCGGCCATGACGAAGGGCAGCGCCAGATGCGCCGTGGTGTCGGACATCGACAACTCTCCTGATCAGAACCAGAGGGTGGTGAGGTTCGCGGCGCCAGCGCCAAACAGCTGCCCGAGCTGGGCGATGCGCACGGTGAGGGAATCGCCGGGACCAAGCGGCGCGCCCCAATCGGCCGTCTGCTCGGCGGCGGTGTAGACGGCGCTGATTGTGGCAGTGGTCAAGGATCGCTTGACGACTGGACCGTCGAGGATGTCGACCACATAGGCTTCGGTCGCCTCGCTCATCGGCACTTCGGCGGCGTTCCAGCTGTCGGCGGCAAGCGAGCGATCGCGGCGCGTCCAGCGCATGGTGAGATCACCGGGCACGCGCGCTCTGCGCCATGGCTGCTCGACATGCACCGGCATGAAGGGCCGGAGCCCGATGCCTTCGGGTGCAAAACTGCGTGCGACATAGGTCTCGTCGCTGACCGGCTTTGCGGCCGGGCCAATCCGCCAGTTCCACGGAATGCCGAGATCGGCCTCGGCAACCGGCAGATCGGCGAGCAGGCTGTCGAGCACCACCACGCGCGCGCCGGCCGGCACCGGATCGCCCATCGCTTGTTCCGTGCCACGCTGCCCGCGCAACAGCCGCGTCAGGCGATAGCGACCCGGCGCGATCAGTTCGGCCGATCCGGCCTGCAGGATTTCCCAGGTGCCGGGGGCGCTTTCGACGGCCAGAACGTTGGCGCCGCCGAACAGGGCCAGGTCGGTGACGCTTTCCAGCGTGCCGGAGACGAGATCGACGATCAGGACATTGCCATGGTCGAAGCGCGACACCGGCCCGGACCAGAGATCGTTGACCAGCGCGCCCATGCGGGCACGGGTGGTGAAGGCGGTGACCAGTTCGAAGCCGTCGGTGCCCGGACTGCGGAACACAGTCATCTGTCCCGGCCATGGCACCGCATGGGCAGCGATCAGCGGATGGTGCGGGATGTGACCTTCGACCAGCTGCGGCAGGTCGAGGATCACCACCTCCGGTGCGCCGAAGGCGATAATCTTTGCCGGCGTCGCAGGTCGCGCAGCGCCGGGCGGCAGGTCGTAATCCTGCCGGTCCTGACGTATCGCCTCGATGGCGCGGGCTTCGGCATCGGCGACCGACACAAGGCGGAAGCCGATCTCACGCCCATCGTGATCGAGCCGGATCACATCGGCCGGGTCGAGCGCCAACCGCGACGGCGGAAGGCGGAAGATGGCGCTCTCGCGCCCGGTCCAGGCTTCCATGAGGGCGCGGCGGCAGCGGCGTTCGGCCTCTTCCGGTGGTACGGCAAAGGGAAAGGTTTCGGAGGAGATGCGGGACGCCTCGACGGTGATGCGGCGGGCTTCCACCACAGCCGCATCGTAATCCTCGTCGGCACGAGCAACCTGCCACTTGAGCGCCTGCGGCAATTCGGTCTCCTGACCACGGGTCAGTTCCAGCACTTCGTCCTGGCCGGCAGCAACCATGGCGTCGGCGGAAACGGTGGCGACAGATGCCCGCCCGCGCATGACAAAACGAATCTTGCCCTCGCTCTCGACGGCATCGAAGCCGAAGTGGCGGGCAAGGTTGGAGATCGAGGCGCGCGGGCTTTCCAGCGCACCGATTACATAGCCCTCGAGTGCTCCCCAGAGACCGGAGACGTCGATGCGGGCCTCCGGCAGACCGGCGCGCAGGCAGAGATGCCGTACCAGAGCCGCCAGCGATACGGCGCCGAGCCGCCCGCTCAGCCAGTGGCCGAGCCGCCAGTTGGGGCCGTCGGTCCAGACATTGGTGAGTTCGGGGAAGAATGGGTATGGCCGCGCGTCCCAGGTCCAGGCCGCGCATTCGGGCACATGCACCATGCGTCCGCCATAGACGGGCGAGATCGGGTTGTTCGCCGGATCGCCCCACCAGAGCCAGGTGGCCTCGAGGTAAGCGCGCTGGATGGCATCGTCGCGCCAGCCGCGCGAGAAGAATGGCGTAAAACTTTCCGACGACTTCGGATCGAAGAAGACGTTGGGCTGGTTGGTGCCGCGATCGATGGCCGGGCAGCCGAGCTCGGTGAACCGGATCGGCTTCGACTGCGGCGCCCATGCCGTCGACGTGGTGCTTTCGATCCCGCCGGGGCGATCAAAATGCGGGTTCGACCACCATGCGCGCAGATCCTTGTAGCGGAACACCCATGGCTTGTTGGCGGCACCATCGGTGATCGGGGTCCGGACCTGGTTCATCCGGTCGGTTTCGGAGGCGTAGAACCAGTCGAAACCCTCGCCGCCGGTGATGTTCGCCTGCAGATAGGCGCGGTCGTAGATGGCAGGCCAGCCGGCATCAGCGTCGAGATGATCGAAGCCATCACGCCAGTCGGTGAGCGGCATGTAATTGTCGATGCCGATGAAGTCGATATTGGCGTCCGACCAGAGCGGATCGAGGTGGAAGGAAACATCGCCGGATCCGTCCGCTGGCTGATGCCCGAAATACTCGCTCCAGTCGGCGGCGTAACCGATCTTCGTGCCTGACCCAAGGATCGAGCGGACATCGGCGGCGAGGCTCTTCAGCGCGGTGACGGTCGGGTAGCTTACCGCGCCAGAACGGATCGTGGTCAGCCCGCGCAGTTCCGAGCCGATGATGAAGGCGTCGACACCACCGGCGGCTTTACACAGATGGGCATAATGCAGCACCATGCGGCGAAAACCCCAGTCGCCGGCCGGACCGGTCCAGCTGACGGTCTTACCCGAGACGGCGAAGCTCGCAGGCGTCGCCCCACCAAAGAAGCCCGCAACCTGCGACGCGGCAGTGGCGGTCTTGTCGACGCTCCCGGCGAAACCTGCGGCTGGTGAACAGGTAATGCGGCCGCGCCACGGGAAGGTCGGCTGGCCCACTGCGCTGGCATTGTCGCTGTAGGGGTTCGGGAGTGTGTTGCCGGACGGCACATCCATCAGGATGAACGGATAGAATGTGACCCGCATCCCGCGCGCCTTCATCTCCTGGATCGCCTGCACGATGGCGAAATCCGCCGGCGTGCCGCCATAGACGGGACGGTTCTCCGCATCGCGGCTGACGAGATGCGCATTGGCACGGGAGACACCGTTCACGACCCATGTCTTCGGACTGGTCGCTTTGGCCGGCACCTCGACGCCGGGGCGGATCGTGCAGTTGCCGGCGCGCAGGTCGTTGCCAAACCAGGCCACCACCAGGCTGACGCTCGCGACCTTCGGTGCCATGGCCTGCAAGCGGTCGAGTGCCACCACCATGTCGGCGGTATCGGAGAGCGCATTGAGGTTTTCCGCCTGTTGCGCACCGCTGCCACCCTTGCGGATGGCTTGCGTTGCATAGGTGAACTCGCCCGAGGCCGGGATCATGGTGACGGCCTGCGTCAGCCCTTCCGCCGTATCGGGGTCGGCGAGCGGTCGAAACACCTCGAAGGAGAGCTGCGGCAGGCGGTTGCCATAGTCCGTCAGCGGCAGTTCCTCGAACACAACATAGGCGGTGCCGCGGTAGGACGGAGTGTTGGCCGCACCCATCTTCGCGGCGATGAAGGGATCGGCGGTCTGGTTTTCATCGCCCGGATACCAACGCCAGGTGATGCCGGCGGTGTCCATAAGCTTGCCATCGGCCCAGATGCGGCCAATGCCGGTGATCGGGCCTTCACAGAGCGCCACGGCAAAGCTGGCATAATAGAGATATTCGGTGGTCCGGACCTTGCCACCACCGCCGCCCTTGCCACCGCCCTGTGTGGTGGTCCTGGTCTCCTCGCGGAAATCCGTCGCCCAGATGATGTTGCCGCCGATGCGCATGCGGCCATAGAGCCGTGGAATGACGGCTCCTTCGGTCGATGAGGTGATGCGCAGCGTATCGAGCCGTGGCCCTTCGATGCGTTGGGTGGGCGCCAGCGATGAGATGATCCAGCTGTCGACGACCGAACCCACGGTCGAGCCAATGAAGCCGCCGATGGTGGCGGCACTGACACCGAGGATCGTGCCGCCGATCGAGCCGCCAATGGCAGCGCCGGCAACGCCGAGGACAAGGGTGGCCATGGATCAGGATTTCTTCTTGTGGCGGGGGCTTGCCGGCCGTGGAAACAGGAAGGCGAAGGCGATGCGTCGCCGCCAGGATTGCGTGAGCAGTTCCTCGATCACACCGAGCCGCTCATAGGCGTGGATGAAACTGCCGCCTTCGGCCAGGATGCCGACATGCTTGGCGATGGCGCGGCGCTCCATGCGGAAGATCAGCAGTGCGCCGGGACCCGCATCATCCGGCGCAATCTCGATCATCGCGCCACGTGCGCCCTCGGCCAGCACTTCGTGTGGTCCGGTCTCGCCCCAGTCGCGGCTGTAGGGCGGGATCACGAACGGCTCGTCGCCCACGACCTCCCGCCAGACCCCGCGGGCAAGGCCGAGGCAGTCGCAGCCGACGCCCCTGAGGCTTGCCTGGTCGTGATAGGGTGTGCCGAGCCAGGCGCGCGCAGTAGCAATGACCGTTCTGGCAGCGGCCGGTTTCACAGCACCGCTCCATCATGGCCGCCATCGCGCGTCGCATAGCGCAGCACGGCATCCTGGCCGGGGATGTGCGGGAAGCCGCGGAAGTGGACGACGTTGGAGAATTTCGCCGAACAGGTGGCGAGCCGCTTGTCGCAGCCGGCACGGACGACGAAGGCGTCCGTTTCGGCAATCGGCCGCACCGGGGCTTCGAGCAGCGTCAGGATGGCGATGCCGTCCGTCACGTCATGGCTCAACACTTCAGTCCGGCGCCCGGCATTGGCGCCGCTGGTCCATGTCACCGTGCCGAAGCCGAACCAGCCTGCCGCAAAGCCGCCAAGTCCCGAAGCCGTGAAGGCGCGGTCGCGCAGCAGGTCGATCACGGTACCGTTGCCCTTGAAGGCCGGCGCATCGAGATTGATCCGGCAGCGGGTATCGCCAAGTTCGGCATCGCAGGTCGCCTGGAACATGCGGCCGACGGTCTGGCCGAGCACATGCGCCTGGCTGCGCATTTCGGCGACGAAGGCAAGCCGCCCGCGCCGGATCTGGCCGATGGCGCCACGGCGTAGCAGCACGCGTTGGCTCGGATCCTGCCAGTTCACCCGCCAGACCTCAACCTCGGCATTGTCCCAGCGGCCGTCGAGAATGTCGGTTTCGGTGATGCGGTCGGAGGACAGCACACCCTGCGCATCCTGCGCATCGACCGAGAGGTCCGAACCGGAACGCACCTCGGAAGCCGTCAGCCCGCTTTCCGGCTCGAACGTGGTGCCGTCGAACTGGAGCGCCCGGTCATGATCGGTGAAGCCAAAGACGACGCCATCTGCACGGGTGATGCGCCAGCACCAGCCGAGCGTCGTCGTGCCCTCGTCGAGATGGGCCTGCAGTTCAGGGGAAAGGTTCTTCATTCTCGCTCACCGACCATCACGACCGCGCCGTCCATTTGACAGCCAGGTCCTTGAGCGTGTGGCCGCCCATGTAGAGGCCCATGAACCAGGCAGTCAGCGTCATCATGGTGGAGAGATCCACGGACGCCGCGATGTCGGAACCGAGGGCGGCATCGGTGATCGGCACCAGCACCAGCCGAAACAGGAAGAGAAAGCCGAGGAACCACATCCATGCGGGGCGCCAGGCCCATGTCCACCAGCTTTCGCTCTTGTCCAGCTCGGCCAGCATCAGCCGGTTTGCCTCGCGCTGCTGTTCGACCCATGCGGTGACAAGCTGAGGTGTTTCCGCCTCGGTGGCGACCACCGCCGCTTCTAGGTCCTTGGCAGGAACGGAAGGCAGATCGTCGGGCAGCACGCCGGCCTTGCCGGCAATGGCGTCGATGACCATGCCACCAATCTCGCCGGCTGTGCCGCCGACATGCTTTTCCAGCAGTTGCTTGATGATCGGTGCGCCAACCTTTGCCGCGACATCGATCAGAATGGAGGCGAGGACGGCGCTCATGATGCGACCCTTTCCGCTTCGGAGGCATAGGCTGAGGCGCGCTGACGGTGGATGATGGCGCGGATGATGAGGATGGCGGCGACAACCGCCCCGGCCGCCAGCAGACCGCCCAGCACCCAGCCGGCGATCTGGTTGGCATGTTGCGGATTGAAGAGTGCGTCGCCGCTCCCCGCAGTGGTCGCGGTACCTGCCGTGCCGGCACCGACGGTCTGCTTCCTGGATGTGGAACTGAAGCCGGCGAAGGCGACACCGATGGCGGCAAGATGTTCGAGATTATCGGCGAGCAGGATGATTGCTCCCGCTACCATGGACGAAGCGCCCGCCATCGTGTCCCAGGAGCCGACCAGTTGCAGGGCGGCGTTGGACAGCAACGTGAAGGCATCGCCGATGGTGGCCGGCATCGAGTCGGCTTCCTCTCGCAGGCGCTCGAGATTGCCGACGAGGGCGCGGCGGATCACGTCGCCGGTGATCGTGCCCTCCACACCGAGACTGCGCAGCTGATTGACATTGACGCCGAGTTCCGCCGCCAGCAGTTCGGCAACCCGCCCGCCGCTGGCGATCACCGTGTTGAGGTTGTCGCCGGAGAGTTTGCCCAGCGCCATCGCCTTCGATAGCGCATTCTGCACCGAGGCCGCCCGTTCACCCTTGGCGCCCGACACCACCATGGCGTTGTTGAGCGCCTCGGTAAAATCGAGGCTCTCCTTCGTGGAGAGACCAAGCTCCCTGAGCGCCGTTGCATTGGCGAGCCAGGACTCCGTCGTCTGCTCAATGCCGGAATAGGTGCGCCTCGCCATCGCTGCGAGCCGTTCCATGACGGCCGCGCCCTTTTCCTGACTGCCGGTGGCCAGATCGACCCGCGAGCGCAGATCGGTCCAGGTGTTGGTATAGGTGACGAGTTGCTGGACGCTGATCGCAGCACCCAGCACGCCCATGACGCGGCGCACCACCTTACCGGTGATGTCGGCTTGCTTCTCGATGCGCTTGAAGCTCTTCTCGCCAGCCTCGCCGACACCCTGAAACTCGGACCTGACCAGCCGGCCGCCCTCGGCGACGAGCCGGACGGAGACACGCTTTTCGGCCATGATGGAAGTGAACCTCGTCGGATCAGCCGCGTTCGGCCGCCATCCGTTCGTTGAGCTTGCGCACCATCACCGCTTCGATCGCGGGCAGGCATTCGGCGGCGATCAGCGGATCGACGCCAAGCGCCTGCGCCATGGCGAGGGCAGACCCCATGTCCCAGCCGATGACAACCGTAGCGCCCATGCTGGCGGCGATGCGCAACTGGCCGGTCAGGCGCAGCACCAGGTCCCAGACCTGCCAACCTTCCGGAGTTTCCGGATGGTTCAGCCACGCCGGGCAGTCCGGGCACGCGCCCTTGCAGGCCGCGCAGTAGCTTTCGCCCCCGCTGAAGTGCCACTCGGCAAGGGCGATGAGACGTTTTTTTCCGCTTCCAGCATCAGATGCGGCGCAAGACACCGGGTCTGGAACGCCTCGAATACCGGCCAGATGTCGAGAAGAGCGTCGATACCGTCCGACGTGACGGGAACGGGTTTGCCGTTCGCATCACCGACACCCTCCCAATCCGTCACCACGCGTCGGGCGACGGCCTTGGCCATGACCACCGCCATCTGCTCCTGGCTGGCGCCCTCGGGCAGCGCTTCCACAGCCTGGTCGTTACGGGCCGCGACCATGATGGCCGTGGTGACCGGCAGGACATGCAGACGCAAACCATGGCCGAGATCGAGCCAGCGCGGTTTGGTGGAGAGGTCGAGACGGATCATGATCAATAGTCCTCCACGTCATTGACGAGAATGGCGGTGCACATGCGTCCGAGCGTGGCATCGCGCGCGGCCTGCCAGTCGAACGAGGCCTGCACGCCCTGCGGTCCGGAAATCTCGATGCGTGGCCGCGGCAGATAGACGGCATGGGCGGTGAAGGTCAGGCTCTCGCCAGAAATCAGCGTCCAGGAGAATTCCAGCTCGCAAGGGGTGCCGTTGATGGCCTGGCTGACGAGGGTGCTGTCGGCAAAGCGCACTTCGGTGCGGCCGGTGAGCGCGGCGATCGACGGATCGGCGCCGTCGATCATGCCGTCGGCGCGAATGGTCTCGATGCGATCGAGATTGTTGGCATAGGTGATCTCGGTCGAGATGACATTGCCGAGCGCCGTACCGTTGCGCTTGATGGCGCCGTTGAAGTGCCCGAAGCGGAGAAGCTCCAGTTCGGCGGGCGTGCCGGCCTGCGAGGTGGTATTGACCGTCTCGCCCTGCGCCACCAGCCGGACGGTGGCGGTCAGCAAGCCAGAGCGCTGCATCTGCCAGGTCAGCTGATCGAGCACCACGCCGGAATACATGGCGTAGCGCGGCACCTCCGGCATACCGGTCTCGATCGCCATCGACGGCAGCGTCCACGACCCAGACTGGAAGGTGTGGGTGAAGGGTCCCGGCGCCGTACCGGTGGTCGTTGGTGCGCCAAACGCCGCATTCAGCCAGAAACCGAAGGCGGCAGCATCAATCGGCACCACCACATCGCCATCGGCGGTCACCGCATCCTTGACGGGCGCCAGCGGGTCGCGGCCGTAGCCGAGCAGTTCAGAATTGAGCAGCGGCTGCTCGGACCCGAGTGTCGTGCTGGCGAACGGCATCCTCGTGAAGCCGCTCGCCGGCGGCGTGCCATAGGTTGTTTCGAAGGCGAGCGCCATCCGCGCCCGCGCCCCTTGGGCTCGTGCCATGATCTTGTCCCTGTCAGTTGTTTTCGGGTTCAGCCGAGCGGGTCGGCGGTCGAATAGTGCAGGATCACCGGGATGACGGCCGCCTTGAGGCTGGCGGCGCCCTCGACCGGCAGGTCGACCGGCTGTGGCGCTTCCGCCTCGACCCAATCGCAGAGACCACCGAGCGTGCGGTCGGCGGCGAGTGCCGTGCCGATGGTGGCGCAGAGGGTGTCGAAAGCCGCGTCTCGGGCTGCACCCTGCACCACGGCCTCGATCTCGGCGCGGTGCTGGTAGTGATACCGCAAGGGCGAGAGCGTCACCTCGGGGTCGCCCGGCTCGCCATCCCGCAAGATCAGCAGCCCTGCGGCCGGCACGCGCTCAGGCAGCACCTCACCGCGCAGGGCGGCGGCGGGCAGCGCGACAAGCCGAGCGTGCAGCGCGCCGAGGATGGTTTCGCGGGTGGTGGGCATGATGGTCCCGGTTGCCGGGGCCAGCCCGGCCTCAATGGTCCCTGTCGGGTTTCGGTTCGCCAAGAGCGGCCAGCCGTCGTGGCAGGTCCGAGCGAGCGTGCAGGAAGTCGATGATGATCACCCGTTCGGCATCCTCGGTGAAGACGACGAAGTGCTGGCCGGCGCGCGCAAAGCGAAGATCCTCAGGCAAGTCCGGATCGATGAGGCGACGGCAGTCCTGTGACATCGCCGTGCCGGCGGCAATCGCCACGCAGCGGGCGATCAGATCGTCCTCATAGGCGGCGGCCTGCCGTGGACCGAAGGTCTCATGCGTCCAGCGGGCAATTTCGACGAGCGATGTTACCGCCTGCCGCGTCAGACGCCAGGGCTTGGGCATCAGGATTGCGAGCGACTGGCAGCGAAGGCGCGGCGGATCGCGTCCTCGCCAGTGCCCTCGGCCAGATCGCCACGCCGGGCCTGTTCGAGTCCTGTCATCAACCGGGCCCGCAGATCACCGAGTTCGGCCTCCTCGCGCTCAAGCAGGCGCAGCCCCGCACGCAGGGCTTCCGACGCGTTCTGGTAGCGCCCTGACGCGACCAGCTGGTCGACCAGAGCAGATTGGGTATCGGTCAGAACGACGTTGCGGGTGGCCATGCGAGTCTCCGTCATATGCTATGGCAATATATGCCAATGTCCCACGGTTGTCGCCTGCGGCCCCGAAGGACTGGTTTATAGAGGTTGCCGC